TTCTTACCTCCTTTCTTGGTTCTTTTGTAAGCACGTGCCATGGCTTTAAGATTTAATCTACCTTTCATTTTACCGGATTTAAATTTAATTTGATTCTTCTTTTGTTTCATGTATCTATGCCAACCAGTTTTTTTGGTGTTTCTTTTTGGGTTTGGTAGATTGTCCGTTGATATAACTTGTTGAACGTCTGCAACGTTACCACCTGTTGGAACTATTGTTTCACCTGCTCTTGCATAAATAGTAAAAGCAGGAGTACCTTGAATCATGTATGCTTCATATGAAGGTATACAAATCATATCAACCGGCATAACAGTTCCTTCATCTGCTAGAAACCATCCAGCAAGACCACCGCCAACGGCTCCAATAGGGCCGCCAACAGCAGAACCAACCAAAGCACCTTCAGCGGCGTTGATGAATTTATTGTCTAATATTTCATCTACTATAGAAGCGCCAGCACCTGCAATTAATTTTTGAACTCTAGGGTCTTTCAAAATTGGCTTGATAGCCTTCTTTTTTATGGGCAAGTTAACCGCCTCACAAATCTTGAGCCTGTACTAGCATCTCGTTCAATTCTTTTTGTGTGACTGTAATAGGCTCAGCAATTAACATGATATCTACTTCAAGAGTATCATCACTTATTCTAGTACAGTTTTCTGCAGCTACTCCAATAAGGATATCTGTAACAACTGTATAACCATCTGGGTGAAGATCAGGAGTGCCAAATTCAAAGTATGATACTATTTGATTACCGCCAGTGTTTTGTCCACCTTGTTGAACTACGTTGATATAATGCTGATGTTCAACTAATGCAAACACGTTTGGACTTGCTAAACCAACATCAGCAGCATTTTCATATGCTGTAGTAGTGGCAAACATTTTCAAAAATGCTACAGTTGGGCTAGTAGTCGTTCCTCCGCTGGGTTGCGAACTTGAAATCTTACTTCTTTTACTGCAAGCCCTTTCTTTTGAACGGTATTTACATAGTCACTTAAATCAATTCTACCATAAACAACATCGAGGTCGCCCGAGCCATCTAAGGTAAATTGAAGTCTATCTCTCATAATTAGGTCTGTTGATTTTTTAGCCATACCCTTTGATGATAGGAGGAAGTTTATAGACATAGGGTAGGCATAGGGTGACCATCTCTAACGTTTTTTAGCGATGTAATGCGTAGCAATACCTCTCTAACAAAAAAAATAAGGAATTTCAAACATTAATAACGAATGAATTGATATAGAGGCGCCACGTAGCATCTCTATATGAGCAATAGATACACTCGGACAAGCCTAACAAAAAGACAAATTGAATCAATGAATAGCGCTGAAAATAAACTTCTCGCTATTTATCGACAAAGGGTAGACATGCCTCAAGAAATTAAAGGTCCTATTGATGAAATTAGAAAGGCAATTGTAGCAATGAGAACAGCAAATGAACTATGGCAAGAGTTCAAAGAAGAACAAAGGAGGTCAACGCAATGATTTGTTTTAATTGTGGGGAAGAAAATATGAAAACCGAATATCCAAAAATAAACGGTTCTCAATTCGTACGGAAAAAATGCATGACTTGTGGTTACAGATCTTACCCCGTGTTGGTGATGAAGCTTTGAGTCCTAGGCGGAGAAGTAATGACAAAGTAGTTCCTATCTCTATTGGCTTGCCTACTAGTCTAATGATGAGGCTCAATAATAAATTAGATTACACACAATCCCGTTCATTGTGGGTTCAATCGGCAATAAAACAAAAACTTGACAAGAAGATTAATTTTGATGCCGTTGAAAGTAAATTTTTGATAGGAATGCTACAGGCAAGAGGGATTATTTCCTATGCCATGGCTAATGATTTACTCGAAAAATGTTAGAGCCAGTGCCTAGAGGCGCTACGTTGCACCTCTAGATTAATGAGGCTAACTGTGGGAACTGCAAAAGTACGATTAAATATAACAATCTTTCACACCAAACTATTCGTTCGTTTTGTTGTTTATCAATGGGTGCTATTGCTTCCATCATAGACACAACACGTTTCCATTATCCGCATGCTTAATAGGAGGCCATTGAGAACGTAAAGAACCAGCAACAATTCCTTCATTTAGATAAAGTCTTATCCAATCCGGTACATCTCCAATTCCCATAGCAGTAGGGTTTGTCACCATTTGGCGGGCAGATTTAACTTGATCACGTAATAAAGTGGGGTCGCTCATATCTTCATCATCTCTATCAGCCATATTTAACCAAAAATTGACTAAACTTCTACCTTCAATCATTCTTTCCGGTCTAACTCCACCATATTTCCAAAATGGTGCTATTTGACCAACGTTGCGAGAGGGAGGGATTGAACGCCCTAAGGTATCAATCCGAGAAGTCATTGTATTCATACGCTCTTTAAGCAATCCCATGCCATGTTCTATTGAATCAATTGGTGTCGAATCTAAAGCGGCATAGAATGAAATAATAACATTTTGAATAGGTTCTAATTCTTTCCCACTAAAAAACGCAGTTAGATATAACGTATCACTGTAGAAATTAAAAGTAGGTCTGCTGGATAAAAAATTGTTTGGAAATTCATTTGTAAATAATACCCCTGCTTGCCATTGAGCCTTAAACAATACATTTTCATTATATGCGGCAACGGTATTTTGAATCGTGGTAGATACTACGTTTTGAGCAACCATATCAGAATAAATAAGAGGAAAGGGAGTTAAATAAAATTCTGCGGCTTGGTAACCAGTGCCATAAGAATCAATATAAAAATCACAATGTTCTAGCTTATGTCGCATTTGTCTAGTAACGTTAATTTTTTTTTGTATTATTCCAAAACCATTACTGTCTAGTGTTAAAGAAACACTTTCACCTTCAACACCTTCTTGTTGTAAGGTTATACCATCCCTTAATTCAGTTATCGGCATTACTTCTTACCTCCTTTCTTGGTTCTTTTGTAAGCACGTGCCATGGCTTTAAGATTTAATCTACCTTTCATTTTACCGGATTTAAATTTAATTTGATTCTTCTTTTGTTTCATGTAT